CTTTTTATTTGGTTGATTCCAAAAAAATATTCCATACGTTATGCCACATACTTTATGCCATTATGCCAAAACAATATTATTATTTCATTTCCTTATAATACATAAACAAAAAAGCCTCCCGCTTGGTAAGGAGACTCTTTTGCATAAAGTTATCTTTGAAAGGGTTGTGTCCATCCATGAAGAACACATCAATAATATAGCATATAAATTTTGAAATTTGTTAAAAAACAAAAACCATACCTGATGTGTTAGGTATGGGAGAGTTTTGGTGACAATTTTTAAAAGGGGGAGCTTTTAGCAATTGTCACATTTTGTTGTTGTTTGCTAGTGCCACAAAGAGAAATGTTAAGATTCAATTGCACGTCTGCAATCTCCTCTACACCAAAGAGAGCTTAGGCCTTTATCACTCTACTTTTCCTAGCGACATGATTATAGCATATCAGTATGAATTTTATAGAAAAAAGACCACCTTTCAAGTACTTCTAGAATGTACTCTATTCAGTGGTAGAAAAAAGCGGGTTATTTTCTTTGTAGTCGACTTGCATAAAAATAATATCAATCAGTCACGCTTGGTATGACTATAGATCAATACTAATAAATCCATATGCCTAACTTGGATTTGTACATCAAGCTAACATGGTTCACTTAGAATTTCTCATGTTTTGACCTTTGTTATTATAACATAGCAAAAACTGCCACACAATTAAATATGTAGCAGTTTCGTTTCTCCTTGTTCCTATAATTGGTACACGAGATAAAAAGAATACGATTGTATCCCCCTAAGCATAGATATTATACCATATTGTGGTATTGGTCGTATTGTGCACTCTACTAATCTATGTGCATATATTTTAGCATAAAAAGCAAAGACCGTACAAATATCATACGGTCTAAGAAACTCTTTCTACTCTAGTATACGAGCTATTTTCGTTCACGATAGTTCACACTACCATAATCAATTTACAACATATAAACCTCTTTTTTGCAGATTTTGTGCATAATTGAGTGTTTGATGTCGCATTTCGTACATTATGTACGATTATTTAAACAAATTGGCGATTTTTTCAACAATCTTTAGCAACATTTCAATCAATTTGTTGATTCCTGTTACATTGATTTTGTTCACATCATCTTTAGAATCGTCCTCTTTAGAATCTGTATTTGGTTCATCTTTTTTATTTTCTGAACCATTTTCATCTTTTTTATCGTCTTTTGATTCATCTTTCTTAGGATTTGACTTATAAAAGTCAATGTCGCGGAAGATTATATCTTTGTCGATTGGGTTAGCTGCATACTGATGAATAACACCAACACTAGATTGGTCTGATTGAATATTACCATCATTCGTACCCCAATTTGCAATCCATAAAGGATATGTTGTTTCTACAAATGTTCCTAACCATGATGTGGAAGTATAAACACCTGTATAGTATCCTTTAGCACTCATATAGTCACAGAACACTTTACAAGAGAAAGAACATCTTTCTTTAGTAAGAACACCAGCTTTCTTCTTGTAATTATCTGCGTCCTCCATATCAAACCATACACCTAATTGTACATTTCTGTCTTTGATTAGATTATATACATACTCTGCTTCCGCTCTA